TAATTAATTGCATGTGCATTTTTTCTAGTTGTGGTTCTATTTGATTAGTAATAAAAGTCCACACATAGTATATAAAATACCCCATGCCCACTGCAAGAACTACAGGGAATCCGAAGTCCGAGACCAATTGTCCTAACTCAGACATTAATCTCTTCTAGCGTCTATCTTTCCGTCTTCAACAAAGTTTTCGGCTCTAGCCACTCTATCGATCGGGGGTGTTAAATCTAACGCGCTACTCACCAGCAAATCTATCTTTATCATATCGTTATTCATTGTTCCTACTCTAGTTTCTAAACTTTTAGTAAACATGGTTAATGTTTTCACTTGATCTATCAGACCGTTCATCATTTGCTTGAGTATTATAAAGATAAAATAACCCATAACTAATGCTCCAGCAATAGGAGCCCCAACCTCTGCAATCAATTGAAATATTTCCATACAACTATTTATATTGTTTTATTCTCTAGATATGCTAAAAATCCGCAATAGTAATACTCAGGTCAAGTTGTGATCCGCCCTTAGGCGCCATCTCTGGGGCTCAATTTTAGCGGATTTTAATCGAATTGTATGGAAACGCCACATCCGCACGCCATTTGGACGTTAGGGTTCGCGAATTTGAATTGGGAATTAATCCCTATAGTTTCGTAATCTAATGTAGATCCAGCCAGATAAGGCTTAGATGCGGGGTCAATGACAATCATAAATTTACCAAAATCTAATACATTGTCATCATCATTTACTTCTGTAGCATAGTCCAGGACATATTCATATCCTGCACAGCCACCACCCGTGATACCTATTCTAATAGTATCGTTATTGGCTTCTTGGGTTTTTATTAAGAATTGTTGTATTGCATCGTCAGTGAGTTCTATCATCTGGTCCACCATTGTGCTTACGATGGGCCTGTTTATCAGCCCAGTCCTGTATACATTTATGAATTGCCTCTTCGGCAAGGACTGAACAATGGATTTTGATAGCAGGTAATTCTAATACCTCTGCAATATCTTTGTCTTTTATATTTTTAGCTTCTTCTACTGTTAGTCCTTTTAGCATATCAACGAATAACGATGAAGACGCTATAGCTGAACCACAGCCGTACGTCTTGAATTTCACATCAAGTATTTTGTCGTTCTCATCTAATTTAAGATCTAACTTCATGACATCACCACAGGAAGGTGCGCCCACCATTCCTGTGACTACATTTGGATCCTTTGGATCAAATCTTCCTACTCCATGCGATTCTGGATTATTTAGAACAGCGTTATATCTGTCTACTACCTTCTGTGAATAGGCCATTTTTTTCCTCGGTTAATCGCCGAATGCGATACCAACTGCTAGGGATGTTGCAACTCCTGTAAGAGTATCAGTGCTTGCCTTTCTTATAAAAGCAACTTCATTGGCTGCAAGTGTTATAGTACCTAAAGTAGTACCGCCTGCATTCTTCCAAGTAATAACTTGGACTGAGCCTTTATTATTTAATACTCTAACTAACTTACTTAATCCAACATTAGATGCTGAAGATAAGTTGCCTTCTGATCCTAACAATCTTATAGTTCTGTCGGTCATTTTTTCTCTCCAAAAATATTTATACGTTCTCTAACCTAGACATAAGCCTTTCAGCTCTGTTGGTCACCTGGTTATACCATCGGGAATCTCTCCCTTGGGATGCAGATTCTTTCCAATCATTCGCTTCTGCTCCCGCGATCATTTTCTTAAATTTGGATAGTCTTGTTCTACCCATATTAAACATCATATTTGCAAAGACTTGCTTTGCCTCTTCTGGGTAATCAGCCCAGCTTGGAAAACATATTTCGCAGTCTTCTAAAACTACTTGTACGTCTTTTTCGAATACCTCATGGACTCGAACTTCCGAAACTGTCGTTCCCACCTCTTGTCCGTATTCCGGATCTGAATCCAGAACCAGATGGCCAATCCCGAAAGTAGGATAGCCAAGGTGATCATTATAGATTTCATATACTACACCCTCATCTATTTCTAGTTGGGCTCTCAATTTGTCTACATTCATTCAATTATTTTCCTTATGTGGTCTTCGAAAGCTTCAATCTTAGCTGTTCTATCTGGCCACTTTATATATTCCTTTTCAGGATTAAGTTTTAAATTACTAAGCAATGGTAAAATTGCATTATACAGGTTATCAAGTTTATCTTGAGCCTTCTTTAATTCGGCCGTTGCAGCAGAAGCTGATGTAGATACTTCTTGTACTGCATCTATTTCATCTTCATCGACTGCTGTAAAGCCAAAATCGAATTTTAGTAAATCATCGGACATATTTATTCTCCAATATTATTTATATGTTTATACTTCTCTTTACGCGGAATTCTTTTCTTTTTATCTGGTTCTACGCGCGTACGAGCGTGCGATGGAATAACCTTTCTAGGTTTCCAGTCTGATTTAGGCCTAGGCTTGCCAAATATTTTCTGCCAATTGTCTTCCATCTTATCATCACTTATTACTTGTGGTCTTCGTTTACTTCCCTTGCCCACGATATCTCTTATGCGACCTCTTTTTCGATTTGTTCATTGTAGACATAGCGATTTTAGTTTTTCTTCCTCTGCCGCCTATGCCCTGTGAACTACTTTTTTTCGTTCCAGTGTGTGCGCTAAATTTCTTATATAATGCCATAAATAATCATCAATGAAAATATAAGAGCTGATATATAACCAACTGAGTACATTTCCTTCCTTTGTTTTTTCCTAGGTATTAATCCCGCGTCCTTTAAAAATCTAATTTCCTTTCCCATATCCTAATTTAGTAGAATAATATACAGTTAATTCTTCATTAGGTTTTATATCTTTTACTGCATACAATTCTCTTATTCCTCCGTTCTCTTCCTCATTGACGGAGCAGTTAGGATTGTCTGAATGGTTTATGAATCCACCTATAGGAGTTCTAATCCAACCGCCTTTTCTTTCTGACCAGACGTGAGATTCTCCTAAAAAGGTTTGCGAGGAAATATTCTCTGTCGCAAAAAGACCTAAACCATGGATACCGCTTTCTTTGACGGTAAGGCCCTTGGGTAAGGGCCGATAATCATTATCACTAAATTTCATTCACTCTCGATTGGACGTTTTACGATCTTAACTCCTCTTCTGTTTATTTCGTTACGAATTTTTTGCTTAACTTTAGGTTTAGTATTGTCGCGATTTAACTCTTCAAACAAAGTATCTAAACTTTGATTCTTTATATAATAATGTTCTGTTGTTGTCTTACCCGTAGCACGGTTGTAAGTTTGTGAACTCTTTTTTAATTTCGTCGGCATTACTTCCTTATTGTTTGTATAGAACCATCCTTCTTGACACGATATGCTTCAAAAGCTACATCTGGAAACTCATCCCTCAGCTTTAGTAGTGCATATAAATTCTCAACTGCGTCGTCAAATAATCTAATTCGTTTATATTTTCCAGTCTCTAGATATTTTCTAAAGACCACCTCTTTGTTTCGAGCAGCATTGTCTAAACCAATATTACCTGCTCTTTCAATATAGACCTTGTCCATATTAAGACCTTGAGCCTTAAAGGTGTCTACGAATAATTTTTTATCATCCATATCACCTCTAGCCGTTACTACTATTACCTTAGATCCTGCTTTAATAGAATTTCTAATAATAGCTTTAGCCTTGTTAATCATTTTAGCAATCGGTGTAGAAGTTTGATTAAAGATCTTGGCAGATTTAAATTCACCGTAATCAAAGGTTTCACCCTTTTTCAGTTTATAATTATTAAATTCACGGTTATTTAAAGATTTAATTACCTTTCCATCTTTTTCAACTTTCACCCGAGCATTACTGTGGAATAAAGTATCGTCAACATCAAATATTGTAAGGCCCTTTCCACGAGCTGCTTCGAGTATATAATTGAGTAGTTCTCTTTTAATAATCTTCACCTTTTGTTAAAATGATAGCTGATACTTTCCGAGCTCTTTTTAAGAATACCAATCAAGTTATTCCGAGCTGTCCAGTCCATATCAGCTATACGTATCTATTTATACACATTATATCTTTGGTATTTGTGTATTAAAGTGCTGATCCAAAACCAATAAAGCATCTTCAAATTCAGCAATCTTCATGATTTCTGAAGAGATAGTTTCAATAGTGTCAGGATGTTCTGCAACACCGGCAGTTTTTTCTAACATAATTTCAACATTAGCTTTATGCTTTGCGATCTCACCGTTATAATATGCTCTTAGAGCTTTCAATAACATATCTTTCATATTAACCCCCTAATGGTTAAATAACTTTCTTCGTTTATACTCATTAATAGTTTCTATTAATTCCTTATCCCAATTGTCTCTATGTTCTACAAAGACTTGTGGGCCTGCGTCACCAGCAATACAAACAACTAATTGAGTTATGGGAGTGCCGGTTCTTTCTTCCCACATAATAGCATAAGCCGTTGCTTGCATAAAATAGTTACTAATCCATTCTTTCTTTTTAAACTTCTTAGAAGTCTTCCAATCTATAATGGATAGTTTGTTATCCCAAACACCTACACAATCAACCGTACCAGCTAATCCTAAATGCTTAGAATATAGTTTTTGTTCTGTGGCGTATACTTTAGATAAAGAACTATCAATTATAGGTTTAATATCTACAAAGTTCATCTTTGAAATAAGATCTGAGTAGTCTACACTTTCGCCTATAATATATTGCTCTATCATATCATGAACCTTAGATCCACGAGTAGAAGCTTGTTTACTAATTCTATTAGCTTCCTCTTCGCCTACGCGTGCACGCCAGGCACGTATAGAATCTTCGCTTAATATCGAGAGAACAGTTGTAACGCTATAATAGCTATTATTATCAGAATCGGTGTAGACTCTATAGTTATCATAAGTGTGCTGAGTAAGTCTATCATCGATTTGAACAGGTTCATATTTTATCATTTTGTTTTAACATTATCTTTATATCTTGGAGGAAGACCAGACTTTATTTTATCTTGTACTTCTTTCCATCCATCACCAGCCTTTTTCAAAGCTCCGCCTCTTTCCGAAAAGTTTATATTCGGTGCGGTTATTTGTTGTTTCAAATTAGGATTATCTTTAAGAAATCTTTCCTTATCTGACATACTCATAAAGTGTTCTTCTACTTCTTTTGTCTTTTTATTAAAAAATACATATGTAGGCATTAGCTAGACCTCGCGTTAAACCAATCTGGCATATCTCTATTAGTCCAAGCCATATTAAACTTATCTTGTTTAGTCATATAATATTCCCTATATGTATTTACTACTGTATCTTCCTTTATATCACCTGTAGCCTGTGCAAAAGGAGTTAACCTTTTTACAGGAATATTGTCAGGTATTTTTTCTAAAGGATCTTTTAGTTTGGTTATACTTAAATGTTCCTTACCATATCTATATGTATATTCTTCTCCAAGAGCTATAAAATGAACGTATAACCATCTATAATTAAATATAGATTCTTGTACCCATTTAGTACAAGGATGATTTTTATGAGTAGTTTTATATAGACCATTAGCATCAGCATAAGTATCTCCATCTAAAGTACGATGGGCTGCCGATAACATTTGAGCGGATTCTAAAATCATTTTTACGACATGTTTGTCGCATTGCATTTGAGCTGCAAGTTTTGGATTTTGATGTAAGACAAAAATATTCATAATGTATATTATACCACAGTTTTAAGGAAAAGTAAACCCCTAGCTGCAGACTAGGGGCTTACATGTTTATTAAGCCGGTGACACCTCCTTTTTGCTTGTCGGTTAAAGTAAAACATAATCTGCGTTACTGGATCACCTCCTTAAAGTCTAGTTATTGTTTACCTTCGCTGCCTCCTCAACAGGCTTTGAAGACCCTTTAATAAGACCTGGAAATGCATCGGAAACTAATTTCTTAGTTATTCCTTTATATACTCCTCCAAGTTTCTTATCTTTCATTAACAAAACTATTTCAGCCTCAGCTGGATGTATTGATTCAAGTAATTGAATGAATAGACGTTCTCGCTTAGCTGCAGACATATTGTCTCCTACGCCGCCTTTATCAAAATACTGAAAATAAGACATTTGTTTAAATAGGTTTGACGGGGATAATCCTTCAGGTGCTCCGTCTTTTTTATAAGGTGGTTCCCCTTCAGGTAGAATAAATTCTAAAGCAGGATCGAATGCTCCTTTTAGAATTGTTCTTAAAGGCATTGAGTTATTTTTTTGAAGAAACTCAATTTTTTCTTTTCTTGTTTTCAATTTCCCAGCGTCCTTTAAAAGCTCAGAAATCATATCGTACGTTTTAGCCATTGTAAAATTCCTCCACGACTTCAATCAAATTAGTACATCTTTTCTTAATCAAATAATTAAGAACTCTCATTCGATTTGCAGGTTTTTGCGAATCATATTCAAGAACAATACTATTATATATATGTTCAGGAATCTCGTTTAAGTCAATTAGAGTTTTATTTCTTTGATAATTACGCTTATATTCTTCAGGCATATTATCTAGATTTTCAATCCAAAACTCTATTAGTGTTTGTCTTAAAGGAGTTTGCCTAATGCTATCCGTAAAAGTATTATCTGGAGATAACACATTTGGTATACCATCACCTTTATCGCCACGACAGATATGTTCAAATAGGTATCTACGTGGATGTTTGTCTACTACAGCTTTCTTTTGTATAGGAGAAAACTGTTTGACATTCTTGAATTTCTGTAATTGAATAAAATCTTTATCTGAAGATATTATCATTATAGGTTCATTCTTTCCGAATTCTTGTGATTCGTAAGTTAATGCGCCTATAATATCATCAGCTTCACAACCTTCCATATGAATAACTTTATACGGTAGGTTTTCTTTTATTTCATCTCTGACTGTATGTAATACTCTAAATATTTCATTCCAGTCCATTGAATCATTATCGCGATTACCTTTACGATGTGCTTTATATTCTGGATAGTATTCTTTTCTCCAGGTATTCATGCCATCCGCACATATAACCATTTGGCCATATTGATCACGATATCTTACATTATACATACGAATACTATTAAGTATCATATGTCTTATTAAACTTTCGTCTTGTAGCTTTTGAACTATTATATTACTTAAAGCTATTTGACTATAATCAAGTAGTATCATCCGTTTCTATTTCACTTCCTAAATAATCTATTTTTAAACTAATGGCATCAAGATCTTCTTGAAATACGTGTTTAATCCCTTTACTTCTTAAAAGTGCTGAAGTAAACAAATTAACAACTACGGCCATATCTTTATATTCCCTACTTTCTTTGCTTTCTAAGAATTTAAATTCAAAGGGAATAAAATCATTATGGTTAACCATATCGTATATTTCACCGGTAACGTAATTGGTTATTGCCATTATATCTTCATAATTAATTTCTTCCATGTAATATATTTCACGTTCTATATCTTTAGATCGTTTTTTAGCTTTTTCTATATCCTTTTTTCTTCTGGATAAAGGAAAGTCTATTACATTATTCATTAATACTCCTTATATTATACCACAGTTTTGTCAGAATGTAAACTGTTTTTTTCTGCTAAATTACGGACAGTAGGAGCGCCTATTTTACAAGCAATAATGCCGTTATAATAGTCTTCTTTCAAAAGTACATCTCTTTCGAACTGTTCTTTTGCTTCCATGTAAGCACACTCTCCCTTTGTTTTACAAAGGTGAATAATCTCTCTATAGAATGCCTCATGTCCATGTTTTTCTACATCTTCTTTAAGATGTTTATTTGAACCGTAATAAGATTGCCAATCTGATTCAACAACAGATCTTCTCTTATTTTTTCGTCCTTTAAGTGGGGGTAAAGTCTTTTTAGACCAAAAGAATTTTTTACCAACATACTTTCTGTCGGTAAATCGATTTGTAATTAGATATACAAATCCATAATAAATTTCGGGATCCCAATTTTTTGGAGGTTCCCAAACTTGATTTTGATAAATCCACGGTTCCATACATGTATTTATCTTCCTCCTTTAGGCTACTTTTTCACAACTTATAACCCAATCATTAGATGGGTCGGGCTCACAATTTTCAGGCATAGGTGCTTCATCATATATAGGATCTAGATCTTTTTCTATATCTAATTGAGGATTATCTAAATCAATGCATATTGAACCATCGTCATTACACATTATACCGCACATATATGTTTCTTCACCATCAAAGCATAAGTTCGGTAATATTTCAACCGTACTACAACCTGTAAATAGTAAGCTAGTAGTAATCGCTACTAGTATCTTCTTCTTCATCATATTCATCTTCATCTGGTATCTCCCAATATCCGCAGAACGGACAAAATTGAGGTTGTTCCATTATCTCATCAGATTCAGTTCTTATTTCAGAACTGATACAACATTCGGGACAGTGGAAATAATTAATCACCGTACCACTCCTCAAATTCTTGATAACCACCTATAATTTTATTGTCTACCATAATTTGAGGAAATGTCCTTGCACCTGGAAATTTGTTTAACAATTCTTCTCTATTAAAATCTCTATCTAATTGGTAATAGATATATGTATGATTCTGTTGAGATGACTCACTACATATTCTAGAGGCCAATCGTTTAGCCATAGTACAATAGGGACAACTTGTCTTTCCGTAAATTTCTATTCGCATTATAAACTTAATCCTTTTAAAGTTTTACTGTCTACATCTTGTTTAACACCACCTACTACGTAGGAAGTAATTTCTGTTTCTTGTGGAGCGACTTGAACATTACCTCCACCAATCCATTTTTCTGTCCAAGGTAATGGATTTAATTTACCAACCGAGAAAGGACAAGGAAGTTTAATAGCTCTCATTCTTCGTGCTCCTATCCAGTCTATATAATCTGCTAAAAGCTTCTCATTTAAGCCTATCATGCTTCCATCTTTAAATAGGTACTGTGCCCATTCTTTCTCTTGTTGAATTACCTTTATATATAAATCTACACATTCTTGTTCAGTCTCTTTTTGTATTTTTGCAAAATCTTTATCAGACCTAGCTAATTCTTTGATCATCCACGTTGTTGAAGCTAAATGTAAGTTCTCATCTCTAGCAATGAATTTAATAATCTTTGCGTTACCTTCCATCTTTTTAAGTTCGGCAAACGCCCATGAACAGGCAAAAGAAACATAAAATCTAATACCTTCAAGGGCATTTGCAGCCATTAAGCATAACCATAAAGATTTCTTATGTGCGTACATATCATCTCTACCGTTATTATTATAAGCGATCAGATCATCGTAGTATTTTGCTATATCGTTTCCACATTCTAGAATTTGTTCTATGTCGAGCATATTATCAAATACTACAGAAGGATCTGGATATACATTTCTAATTACATGTGTATATGATCTTGAATGAATTGTTTCAGAAAAAGACCAAGTCTCAATCCAAGTTTCAATTTCAGGTAAAGATGCTATAGGCAGAAAAGCCATATTAGGCGCACGACCTTGAATTGAATCTAATAGGATTTGTCTTTTTAAGTTTGCTGTAAATATATGCTGTTCGTGATCAGTTAAAGATTCAAAGTCTTTTTTATCTTTAGTAATATCTACTTCTTCAGGTCTCCAAAAGAATCCTAATTGTTTGTCGATTATTTTATCTATTGTAGGATATCTTACTTGATCATAACGCGCAATGTCAACGGCTTCATCAAAAAACATTCCTTTCTTTAAGTGTGATTTATTGTTCTTTTTTAATATACTCATATTACGCAAGCTTCGCAGTCCTCATCATCGATATCCTCGTAAAATTCTACTGGAGGTAGTTCTTCTTCTTTGTGTTCTCCAGAACCATCGTATGTATTAAAATAGTATAGTTGTTTTAATCCATACTTATAAGCCGTTACTAGATCTTGAATCATAACTGACATAGGAACTTTATGATCCTCATATTGTTCTGGATTATATGAGGTATTAACACTAATTCCTTGATCTATATATTTCTGTAGTACAGCACAGATCTGTAGATATCCTTCGGGTCCTTCCTGATCCCAAAGAAGATCATATTTGTTTTTTAAGTGATGATAGCCAGGAACCACTTGAGCCATAACTCCATCTTTAGATTGCTTATAAGATACTAAAGCTCTTGGTGGTTCAATACCATTTGTACTATTGCTGATTTGTGCAGATGTTTCCGCAGGCATTAATGCCATAAGCGTAGAATTCCTGATCCCATGTTTTTTTAACGCGTTTCTCAACGAGGTCCACGGTAATCGTTCTTTGCGCTGTACTAAATTATCTACTGCACTCTTATATGTATCAATAGGCAATTCCCCACGGGCATATTTTGTCTCATTATTTTTAGGACAAGCACCTCTTTCTTCAGCTAATTCGTTAGAAGCTTTAATTAAATAATAAGACCAAGCTTCAGCCCATTCGTCAATAATAGGTAAAGCTTTCTCATCGTATTTTAAATCTCTCTTAGCTAAGAAATAAGCTAAGTTAATAATACCTATTCCTATAGGTCTACGATTCATAGTAGAAATTTCAGCAGCAGGAACAGGATATTCTTGATAAGTTAATAGATTGTCTAAGGCCCTTACACTTAAAGTACAATATTTTTCAAAGTCTTTTTTATCATCTATAAGACCCCAATTGATAGCAGACAAAGTACATAAAGAAATCTCTCCTTCTGTATCACTAGAAGATTGTAATGGTTTAGTTGGTAAATCAATTTCACAACATAGATTACTCATACGAATAGGAGCTTCTTCAGGAAGAAAAGAACCGTGATCATTAGCGTGATCTACATTCATTATATAAATTCTTCCAGTCTCTTTTCTTTCAGTAAGTAATTGTGAAAATACTTCTAGAGCAGGAAGAGTTTTCTTTCTTATAGAATAAGCTCTTTCATATTTTTCGTATAGTTGTTTAAATTTGTTTTGATCTGCATAAAAGGCTTCATATAAATCTGGTACATCTACAGGATCAAAGAAAGTAATATTACCACCTTCAAGTAATCTTTCGTACATTAGTTTATTTAATTGAAAGCCATAATCCATATGTCTTACTCTAGTTTCTTCTGTACCTTTATTGTTTTTAAGTACAACTAGATCTTCAAATTCATAATGCCAGACGGGTAAATATACCGTTGCTGCGCCACCTCTGACGCCGCCTTGTGAACAAGATTTTACAGCTGCTTGGAAGTATTTAAGAAATGGTATTAAACCAGTATGTACTACTGATCCGTCTCCGATCTTTGCACCGAGGGCCCGTATTTGTCCTGATCCAATTCCGAT